TCAGAACGTTTTCCACGTCTTCGGCGGTTTCCGAGTATACAGGCGCTCCGAAAGCGTCCGTCCCTGTCTGCGTCTTGACGTAAAGCGTAACCGGCGCGCCATGAATTAAACTCATGAGCACCGCCAGCCTTTCGGGGCATAGGGATCTAACGTTCCGTAACGCTGCCGTTTAATTTCGAGCCGTTTCAGGTCGGCGTTCATGATCGCGTTACCAATACCGCCACCCGGTACGGCATACGTGCCGGAAACAGAATAGCCGAGGGCGCTTTGGCTGTACTGCGTCATGGCGTCGCCGTCGGTGCTTTGACGCAGGATGCGGAAGACAACGCCCGCCGTAACTTCTTTCAAAACATCGGCGTACGCTTCGTCTTCCGCCGCCCGTTCGTCCAGATACATTCCCACGGCTTCGGCACGGATGCGCAATTCGTTAGAAATAACCGGGAGCAACGCTTCCGCCCGTGTCGTTTCGGTCGGTGTCAGCGCCCGGAAAAATGCGGAAATGTCGGCAGCCGTTGCAAATGGATTATTCGCCATGATGGCACCTCATTTCTTTTTAGTTGCTTTGCGTTTCTTCGGTTCCGTTTTGGGCGTTTCGGGCGCCTTTACAGGCTCGGAAGCGGGGACGGGAACCAATTCCCAGTCCCCCTTCGCTTCGCCCTGTATTTGCACCGTTACGCCCGTTTTAACGTTCCGGTACGTATTCATTACGGCTCAACCTTTGCCAGCATCTGCGGAGCAAGAACGCCCCAACCGATATACGCTTCGGCTCTGAGATAGACCTGGTTGTGTCCCTTCAGGTCGCCCGCCTGCGCGTCATTGTCCGGGTTACCGTATTCGATAACTTCCAGCGGGATTTCCTTTGCATAGCCCCAACGGAACGCGGACCAATCGCCGACATATGCATGGGCCGTCGGTGTAGCTCCGAAAGATACGGTCGAATTGACAGCAGCCGGAACACCCAGGAATGTTTCGGGCTTCAGGCTGTTATAAAATTCGGGGTTCTGAGCGATACCGGAGGTAACTTCGGAAGCCAGCGCCGCCGCGTATGTGTTGGAAAGAACGATGCCGTTCACGTCGCCGCCGTTAAGCAGGGCAATAGCACCGCGAATGTCGGCACGCTTGCCGGTGTAGGTGATGTCGTTGGTGATAAGGTCGTCAAGGTCGTTACCATTTACAACCCCGCTCGCCTGTCCGTCGTACGGGTTCACGCCGTGCATCGCGGCAATGTCGAAACCGCGCGCAATCTTACGCGCTGCGCCCTCTGCGAATGTTCGGAGAACGTCCATGCGGTACTCCTCGGAACCATAAAGGAATTCATCGGAAACACGGAGACCGTATTCAAATTTAACCGGACGGATGACCTTTGGTGTAGCTGCGCCGCCGCCGTTTACCTTTGCGACATTCTCGCCGACGATGGACGCTTCATGGTCCATTGTGAAAACCATTTCGGTATTGCCGTTAAATGCGATCGGACGCTGTGCCGCTACCTTTGCCAGTGCGCTTTCGCCCTGGACAGCGTTAAACATTTCGGTAACGATCTGTGTCGGAAGATTTGTACCTCTTGTAATTACGTTAGCCATTTTTTACCCCTTTCGTTTTTAGTTGGCTTTGCCGTACTTCCGGGCAATTTCCCGGAATGCTTCGGCCGTTGGATTTGTTCGCGGCTCGGTGTTCTTCGTGAAACCGACCGGCGAACCGCCCGACAATTTCACCAGCTTGTCGGCGCTGTCTTTGATGGCGTCCTCGCTGTCACCCTTCAGGAATTCGACCGCTTCGGGCGATAAACCTTTTTCCGTTGCGATTTTGAACTTTAACGCGCTTGTTTCAAGCTCGTGGATTTTCTTTTCCTGGGCTGTAAACTTTTCGTCATAACCCGCGTATTTTTCCAGTTCCTTCGCCTGCGTTGTTCTGAGCGCTTCCAATTCCTGCGCGTGGGCGTCGTTTAACGCCTTCAGGTCGTCCGGACTTGTCCAGCCGTTAAACTCTTCGCGCGCTTTGTTTGCGGCGCTCTTTTCGGCTCTTTCGAGCCTTTCTTTGATGCGTTCGTCGAATTGTTCCTGCGTTTCGATGATTTTAAAATCTGCCATTTTCTTCTCCTTCCGCATTAACCGCTGCGTTTGCGTAAATGTATAAAACCGGAAGATTTCTCCCCCGGTTAATACCCGATTCGCTGTTTTCTCTTTTCTTTTGCAATGCTTGCGCAATAGTGCGCCAGTGCGAGCGACTCAACTATGGCGACCTCTATTTCAGCTTTTAACGATCGAAAACCGAACCCGCCGCCGTTGCCAATCATCCGGCGCTCACAATTCGCGACCGCCTGTGTTGCGCTGGGTTGCGCCGTGTGTTCGATCGTCTCGGCGTCGATCGCCTGCCGGAAGCCCGAACAGGCTACCAATATTTCGCCCCACGCCGGAGCGCTTGCCTTTACCCTCGGGAAGTTTTTCTGCAGTTCCGCTATTAACAGATCTGCGTTCCCTTTGCCGTCTATCATGACCGCCCCAAGGTTCCGACAGTTCCCGAGCCAGTTAACAAGCCACGCCAGCCCTTCACGCTGTGGTGCGCATTCGATGCATTCAATAAACGTTTTCCCCCGCCGGGTTTTAATTGCAATCGAGAGCGCAACGTTCAGCCCATCCGCTCCGAACTTGACGCCGGCATAAATGCGTCCGGTCAGGTCTTCCGGCGGATACGGAACCCGAAGCGCCAGCCAGTCTTTTTCGCTGATTTCGCTTTTTAACTCGTACCGATGCCAGAAACCTAAACGCTGGATAACAAAGTCCAGCCGGTTGTTCACGTCTTCGTTTCGGATCGTGCGTTCTTTTAACAGCGTGCCCAAACTCGGGTTAGTCTGATACCACAAATCAGGGTCCATGATGTTGTCCGGCATTGTGTAAATGCTCCACTCAGCCCAGCCGGTATCAAAGCCGTTACCGGACAGAACACGGTCCCGCAGCGGGAAGAAAACGTCCCCTTTGCTTTGGATCGTTGGCGGCGTCCCGCAATAAATCGTCTGCGGGTTCGGGCTTGCCGCTATTGTGTACATGAGCGCGCCCTGCTGTGTCTGGGTGTATTCCTGTGCTTCGTCCACAATAAGCACGTCGAAACTTTCACCGATGCCGCCGGCTTCCGTTCGTGTCCTGAACACGATATAACCGCCGTTATTTAAAAAGATTTGTTCAAGCCCGTACTGCTTTGTGGCTTTGAAGGACTTTTCGGGCATCGCCTTTCCCTTTTTACGGCGCAATACCTCGACGAATCCGGCATCCGTCAGCAACTTCATAAGACGCACGAAAGCGCTGTGGCTTGTGCTTGTCTTGTGTGCCGTGTGGCAGATGCGTTCGCCGTCTATAATGCCCTGTAATTCCCGCATGGCTATAACTTCGCCCTTTCCGTTCTGACGGGGCACTTCATAGCCGAATTTCTGATGCACGTACAGCCCGGCGGAATCCGTCGCCATAATGTCCGTAATAAGTAGTTTTTGCCAGTCCTGGGCAGTCCTTCCGGATAGCTCATAATTGGCGACTGCTTCGTCTCCGCGCGATTGTTCAAATGGCAATATAACGGACTGCGTCGGGAATTGGTTTCCCTTCCGTTCCGTCATCTTCGCCGCCCGTTACTTTCTAAAACACGCCGGAGCACCTCATCCAATCCAAGGTCGCCGATTTGCTGGGCGTAGTTGTTCCGGAAGATCGCGGCACCCCGTTCGTTATATCCGAGCACGCGCATAATTTCGCGGACTTCCGCAGCGCGTTCATTCATTCGCCGGATTTTTTGTTCCTGTTCCCGTGTTCGTCTTTCTTCTACTTGCTTGGCGGCTTTTATGCTTCCTTGCGCGTCCTCCGCGTCCCATGTCTGCGAATGGTTCCAGACGTTTTGTGTCCGGTCGCCGTTTTTGAATGTCAGCGTGCACCGGCACCCAAGATGCCGCCGGTATACGTCGCGGGGCACGTTGGAGCCGTTGCCCTTGTACTCGTACGTCCCCGCCAGCCCTTCGCACCACTCACACGGCACGCGGTACGTACTTTTATACGTCTTCGCGCCTTTGGCTGTCTTGCGTGTTATCTTGCGTGTTTTCACCGCTGCCGCTTCCGCTTTGCGGACGATATAACGCTGAATGCCCGCCTTCGCGGACGCTTCCGCGTTCTTTTCCAATGATCGGTCGACAACGGACTGCCCATAGTTCACCGCCGGCTCTTCTATGGCCTGTATGCCCTCTTCCGGGGTGTCAAACTTCGAGAAATGGTCAATAATACCGCCGACGCGTTCCGGCTCATAATCGGCCGTTAACGCCTTAATCTGGAAGCCGCCCTCCGCATTAAGGTTTTCCGTTACGACCCGCGCCGCTTCGGCTGCTAAGTCGTGTTCATACTCGAACAGCGGGCGGAGAATTTCTTCGCCGGTTATTCGTGCCGTGTCCGGGATCGCTCCGGCGTTTTCTTCCAGCGTCTTCGCTAACAGTTCCCCGACGCGCACCGCATATTCGCCGGCGTCGGCATAATCGGAACCGTTCCGGACTCTTTTCGCAATTTCTTTCAGTGCCCGATCGCCCCGGAGCCGTTTCTCGAAGTCCTTTCGGATGCTGTCCAATACCGCGCCGGTGTCACTCATTCAACCGCCCCCGCTTCAATATCGAGCGCGGTTTCGCTCTCGGCCGGTTCGATGCCGGTCAGCGTCTGCAGGGATTCGCGCGTGAAGTATCCCGGCACCGCCTGGTTAATTTTTATAGCACCGTCGCCCACGGTTGAAAGCATCGCCGCATCCGGTTCAAATACCGGCAGCCACTGCGGTTTCATGTCAACAATGCTCGCACGGCTGTAAGCGTAATTATCGCGGACGGATGCCGCTAAAAATGCGATATTGGCAAACGCTGAGCCATAGGTCCGCTGTGCTTTGCGCGCCGTGCTCCGCAAATTCTCGTGCGCCGCTTTGATCGCTTCCGCGCTAGACGGGTTATCAGTTACAAACCCGAGGTCGTCGAGGGTCAGGCCGGTTTCGCCGGAAAACATCGCCGCAGCTGTCCGGAGTTGCTCGGTATACGGCGACATGCTCTGCTGCGTAAACTGTCCAAGCTTCGGACTGTCTCCGGCTTCGTCTTTATCGAAGCGAAGCAGGGTCGAAATAGTGGCGCGCCATGTGTCCAGCGCGTCCGCTTCCGGGTCCAAACCGGTGACGTATTTCTGCGGGAAGCTGTAAAATTCCGCCGACACTTCCGCACGTTCGAGCGTGTTCTGAGCTAATTGCTGATAGTACATACAAGCGCGGGAAATGCGGGAATGCCCAAACGGCCGTTTTGCGTCCGGTCTGTACGAAACCGGAACCAATAGCGGAAAGCGCGCGGGGTTTGCTTCGCGGTACGGTTCGGCGTCCTTTTTGTGATACTCCGTAAATTCCGGAGTGAACCACGCTTCCAAAATCGGGTCCCCGTTTTCGTCACGATCGAGAACGGCGTAACCCTCTTTCAGCAATCCGGTGAATTCGTCAATAATGCCCGTTGCATTGTCTGCGGTTAAGACGGACAGGCGCGGGATTGCGAATTCACCGCCGGTTTCGCTGTGGGCAATCTGGACGAACGCGCAAGACCCAATCATCGATTCACGGATAACCGAATCGAATAAAACGTCGGGGTTGTTTTCGTCGAAGATCGCCGCCGAATTGATAACGTCGTTAGCGAACCCATCGAACACCATCCGATCGGACAGCGCGTCCACCGCCTTTGCCCACC